CGGAGCCGCTGACGTTCTGATAGAAGCTTCTTACCTGTGAGAAGCTCTTTCCAGAGTTCATGCGAACGTTGAAGATATAGAGAGCGTACTGAGTAGTATACAGGCCCTTAGTTCCGGAATAGTACTGCATGCCCCTTACGTTGGCGTATCCAATAATGTTTCCAGAAGGAGCTGCAGATGCCTGTTCACGATCAGACATTGAAGTCTGAGCAGTGTCGTATAGAGTTACTTCGGACAGAGTCTCGTTGTTGAATAGACCCTCTACTTCTTGTACGATGACGTAGTTGCCAAAGTTGGCAGTCACGCCGATGTTCTGCTCGATGTTAGTGTTTACCGCGCGCGCACCGTCTACGTATACAGTATCGATCTTTTCGACCGCGTATCCCTTTACGTAGGCTAGACCCGGAGAGACCTTATAGTAGAATGAACCAGTATTTGCTGAGTTGGCTTCTGAGTCGATAAAGAACGGACGAACGACGTAGTCTCCAGACTCGTCATAGGTTCTCTTTGCCATCGAGTCCATGAGCTGTGCTGTAGGATCGTTAGTCGCCTTCTGCGTGACTTTATTTGAGTTCTCAAACTCGGCGATAGCAAAGAAGTTGTTCGATACCTCAGTCCTTAGCTTGCCTACTAGTGTAGGAGTCATCTTTAGGCGATGGGCACCTGGAGCGTTGTAGTTAGTAGATCCATTGGCGTTGTCGTTTAGAGAGTAGTCTTGATTCTCAGTAACTACAGACTCTTCAGTCTCAAAGCCGATTACGTAGTTGTTGACTTGCTGGTCGTAGTTTCTAACCACGATAGTCTGCGTACCTACAGTAGAAAAGAATCCTTTCTGGTAGATAATACCATCGGATACGGTAATGCCGTATCCATAGCCAGTAGAGTCGACTGATGAATTTGATGTTATTACAGAGATGCTGTCGATTAGCTTACCGGCGTCCAGCGCTGCAGACTTAGTCTGAGAAGTATTGTAGACGTACAGCGTATCTCCAGAAGCAAACTCATGAATGTCGTTGTTAGAACCGTCTTTACCGGTAGAGATATAGTCTAGATACCAGCGGTTTGTATCTGGGTAGTTAGCCTTGTAGCCGCGCGCCGAATAAGCGATATACGCCTTTACGGCAGTAGTATTGTTCGCGCTGTTTGTAATCAGGTACTCGTTGTTGAATTCTGTTACGGCTCTTGAAGTATTCGAGGTGAAGGTATCAGCTAGTCTTACGAATGGAAGCTTTGATCTGTAAGTAATGTGAACGCCGTCTACGATAGAACCGTCTTTAAAGCTGTAGTCGCTGAGACGGGAGATCTGGTTCTGAAGGATAGTCTGGAGCTGATTTAACTCTCTTGCCTGAACGGCGACTGATGGTCTGAAGAGAATCCTGTAGTATCCATTGCCCTCGTCAAAGTCATCTAGGTAGGTAGTCTGCAGAACAGTTGCTATGTTATTACTAAGAGAAGTTGGCATCTCGGTTCCTTAAAGTGTGACTATCAGATAACCCTGCTCGTTGTCCGTGTTCGAGCGCTGGATATATTCAACATTGTCAATGTGCATCACCCTGAAGTCGAGTGGCGCGATGTCTGGATTATTTATACCATTCGGATTGATAGTCGCTGCTACCGATGAAGAACTTCCAGTAATTGTTTCACCGTATGTGCTGTTTGTAGAGAACGTTCTCTGATTGAGTATCGATACCTTGGCAACGGTCGAGTTTGCAAATCCAACGTATGCCAGCGTGCCGCTGCTTGCTCCGACGATGAGTTCATTCTTAGAAAACGTCGAAGCGCCGGTAGTGATACTCAGTACTGTAAGGGCGTTGAATGTATTTGAAGAGAAAGTAGCGTTCGAGTAGAGAGTGTGGCCAGTCTGAGATGCACCAGACGTTAGGTTGATAACTGCGCCGTCTAGCGTGTTAGAGAGCTGTACCGTAGTCGAGTTAGAAGCAGCCACGAAGTAGTACTGACCGTTTGCCAGACCAGACACTGCGGTGTTTCCAGTAGATACTACGTACCTGACCAGGTCCCCGCCCCTGAAAGTAGTATTAGCGTTTACTATAGATATGGTGTCGTAGGTGTTCGAGATGCCGGTATTAGAGTTGAACGTGAAGCTGGCAGCCGGCGTCGTATACTTCTTAGGTGCTGTAATGATACCGCCCTGTCTGAATGAAACTTCAGAAGATATTGAACCGCTCTCGCTGTTGTTAAAGAACACCGACATGCCGATATGCTTAGAACCAAGCTCAGTCGCTACGTCTGACCCATGACCTCCGAACGGTGGTATAACTGCCCTCGCAGTCCCGCCTGAACCGTAAGTAGGATTAGATATGATTGATACGTTTGCATAGGTGTATCCACTGCCATTGCTCAGTACAGTTATCCTGTCTATCGAGTACGATGCAGTGTTGACTGTGCAGAATGCCTTTGCACCAGTGCCGTCTCCAGCTATCGATATCTGCGGAGCGATCCTGAACTCAGAAGTTACGTCTAGAACTGGAGAAGTAAGTGGGTTGGTAGTGTACACGAAGTGTCCCGAGCTGTTTACTATATAGTTAGATACGGTAGTAAGCTGACCCTCGCCAGTTCCCTGAGTGATGTAGAATCCAGAGGTATTGTAGTAGAAGTTATCTACTGACAGAATGTCGGGAGACTCTACCTGAAATATAGTATTGGATATGACGCTCTTGACAGAGCCAGATATGTAACCAGTGTATCCAGAACCCGGGTTGGTTACGAGTAAGACGTCTATTGAGCCGTTTGACGCAGCAGAAGATACCGCAGTATTCGGCTCAATCGGCATAAAGCTGCTGGTAGAGAACTTAGTGTTGTTTGCAGAGCTTACTGTGTACATATACTTCCAGATATACCCGTCGGATGTCTGAAAGCTAGAAGTCTGTACTAGGGTAGGCTCAGTAGTAGAAAGGGCGCCGTTGTTGTTGAACAGACACTTATAGACGTTGTCATACGAGTTTAGCGCATAGAAAGGTTTGGTGTACATTAGTTCGTCAGAGTCGTCGTACTGTGCGAATACAGTACCGCTCTGCCAGAAGTGTCTCACTAAGAGTCCAATGATAGCGTCTGGCTTTATCCTCTTTCCAAAGAGGATGTTTCTCTTGAATTCATTGATGGCCTTAGTAGTGTCTATAGCAGCATCTGCATTGTTCTCGTCACCCCATGGCAGGAACCTACTAGCCGCAAAGTAGTAGACGTTTCCACTAATCTCGCTAATGAAAGACTGTGCTACTTTTTTACTAAAGAACTTCGTAGTTATATTAGACATAGACTACCTTATGGGAATGCTTGTGTGCCGTTTGCATAGTAGACTTTCAGGGCAGTAGCCTGAGTCACTACGTTAGATCCATTCAGCGTGATTTGATTTGCCGTTAAGTATGTATTTACGGTAGAGTTTCCAAAGAACATCGCAGTTGCATTGATGGTCGTTGTAGTTCCAAATGTAATGGTATTCTGGAATGTCTGAGTGTTGGACCAAGTATACTGCGCTGCTGTATTGGTGCCGACGATAGTAGACCAGTAGATGGCAGAGCCGTTGGTAGTAAGCGCCTGACCGGCAGATCCAAAAGTACCGTTTGCCCAGATACCCGTAGTGCTCGAGAAAGAGATGTTAGCGCCGGTAAAGTTTAAGTTACCAGATAGAGTGCGAGAATCTGTATTCTGTACGAAGTAGTATCCATTTGAGCCGACGAGGTTTAGAGTGTTGTTAGCAGAGAAAGCTCCCCAGTACATAGACGTGCCATTGGAGATCAAGACCTGTGCGTTTGTGCCAAAGCTGCCATTGGCTATGATTACGTTTCCGTTTGAGAACACTACGTTTGCCGCGTGCGTATAGACGCCTGAGATAGTGAACGCACCGGTATTTGTCAGGTAGTTGGCTGCAGCCGTCCCGCCGAGATACGCTGAGTTGTTAGCAGTATTCGAAGTAGAAGAGTTGTTGACGTTTAGGTTAGACTCAGTCTTGCCATTTAGGTAGCCGGCTGCGTTGGCAGTAAGCGTAGCCACGTTTGCCGATAGGCCAGCAGTAGTCTGGTATCCCGAAGCTGCAAGTCCGCCGAGATAAGAAGAG